GTTCTATAAAACAAGAAATGATGAGAGTACTCACAAAATACGAACCTCGAGTAAGCGTTAACTATATACAGATAACAAATCAAGAAGAAAATAATTCACTGTTTGTTTCTCTCAATTTCTCAGTTGTTAACCTAGAAGAAGACGTTAGCATAGACTTTTATTTGGACAGGGTAAGATAAATGGCAACACAATTAAACGCCACAGAATTAGATTTTGACAAGATACGCACCAACTTAAAATCGTATCTAGAGAGTCAATCAAAGTTTAACGACTATAACTTTGATGGTTCGGGCATGAGTATCTTTTTAGATCTACTTGCTTATAATACACACTACAACGCATTGAATGCTCACTTTACGGTTAACGAAGCATTCCTTGATTCTGCACAGATTCGAGGCAACGTGGTATCTCACGGTAAACTATTGGGATATATTCCTAGGTCAACCCTGGGTGCTACTGCTGTTGTTGACATAAGTGTTCCTACCCCGATTGGCGCACCACCAACTACCTTAACTTTGTCTCGCGGCTCTGCTTTGTCCTCAATAATTGACGGTGTTGAATATCCATTCATTGTCACGGATTCTAAAACAGTAACTCTATCTTCTACAAGTACATTCACCTTCAGCGATGTTGTGATAAAACAGGGTGTATTTAAAACCGTTAAGGACCGTGTTGATAATAGCACAAGCAATCAAAGATTCGATATTCCAGATAATAACATCGACACTACCACAATGATAGTTCGAGTACGAGAAAATCAAGAAGCGGAAAGTTATAAGATATACAAACAGTTTACGTCATTTGTAAGTCCAGACGGAAATTCTAACATATTCTTTCTACAAGAAAACAATAGTGGTTATTACGAAATCTATTTTGGTGACGGTATTATCGGTAATAAATTGGTGTCGAATAATATCGTAGAAATTGAATATATACACTCCTCTGGTGTAGCAGGAAATGGCGCTGGCAAAGACGCAACCGCACCCTATACCTTCACATCAAATATCGAAGGTAATACAAATGTAGTAGTGGCCACTTCTACGGTAGGCGCTTTATCTATTGGCGGTGACGATAGGGAAGATTTGGATTCGATTCGATTCAACGCACCTTTGACTTTCATTACACAGAATCGTGCTGTAACTGCAGACGATTATCGTGCAATTCTTGTTAAGGAATATGGCGACATTGAAGCTATATCAACCTGGGGCGGTGAAAATAGTGATCCTCCAGATTATGGCAAAGTCTACATATCAATCAAACCAAAGTCAGGCAGTTTCTTATCTGCCCAGGCAAAGCTCGATGTTACCTCGATATTGAAGGGTAAGAATGTTGTATCAATAACTCCTGTATTTCTCGACCCTGAATATACCTACATATCACTTGAAGTATTCTTTAAGTATAATCCCAATCTGACGGACAGAACACAAGCAGAATTGCAGGCCTTGGCTATACAAAAGATAACTGAATATAATCTCACAGAGTTAAGACGTTTTGATGGCGTGCTAAGACACTCCAAACTTCTCAATAACATTGACACAAGTGATAGCGGTATATTGAATTCTAATGTTCGCGTATTTATGTACAAAAATGTTACTCCAAATGCTGGTGTTACCAATTCTATTACGTTGAATTATTCCGCTCCTACTTATGTTTCTGAATCGGACGAACAGACTTTGTCATCAAGTGCCTTTCTAATAGATGGTGTCAATCATTATTTTGGAGACAAGCCGATTACCGATTCCACAAGCCGAACAGTATACGTCTACAAATTGGGGGGAAGCAACGAGAAAATCACGGTTATAGCAGAGGCGGGTAACATGAACCCTGTAACTGGAGTGGTGTTATTAAGTAATTTTACTCCAGACAATGCAACCGTAATTAAAGTAACAGTAACTCCTAACTCGTATGACATTGCGCCAAAACGCAATCAACTAATTGAAATTGATTTATTGAGTGTTTCAGTTAACGGCGAAGTAGATACAATTGCGACTGCTGGTTCTGCCGGTGCCATTAATTACGAGACAACTTCGAGACATTAATAATGAGTGTAATCGAAACAGTAGCTTCTGCTAGACGTAAAACCAAGGAAAGTGTTCGTATAGAAGGAATGATTCCATTAGAGTTGAGAGAAGACTCTGCATTGTTGATAACAATGATGGATGCATATTACGACTTCATGAATCTGTTTGGCCATTCGTATAATCTTGCGACACAGACTTATTATGCAACAGTTGTTAATAACCATGTCATATTTAAAGCAGACGCCAACGATTACTTCTATAGCACAAACAATACATTTACTTTGTATGATAATAATGGTGTTGAAATATCAATGCCAGTTACAAATTACGTTGGCGGCACGGATGATTTGCCCGATGCCTTAACAACGCCTTTAGTAACATATGGTGTTCTGTTTAATATTAACCACGCCGATCTTATTGGATACGAATTAAAACAATTGAAGCTAGTGACCAATGTTATTAGATATGTTGGTGACAATCCCACCCACGCAATTGATACCCTACTTGAAGAACGAGATATTGATACTATTCAAAATTCTTATCTTAAGTTTATTCAAAAAGAAATTGCAGCAACTATACCTCGCGAACTTCAAACAGATAAGAAGTTGTTATATAAGAATATAACTCAATTCTATAGAGAACGTGGTTCTGAGGAATCAATCGCGGTGTTCTTCAAGATTCTTATTGGAGACAACGTAGAAATTAAGTATCCCGCCAACGATATGCTTATACCATCCGACGGCCGTTGGGACCAAGATGCATCTTCGTATAAAGAAACGTTTAATGCCGAGGGTGTTGTAGATGGGTCGGAGTTTACCTCGGGCAAATTCATCGACAATAGTGGGTTCTTGTCTGATTATAAGAAACTTCAAGATTCTTTCTTTTATCAGAAGTTTTCATATCTAATCCGGACAGGTACTAACGTATCGTACTGGGAAAATGCATTCAACAAATTGATTCACCCTGCAGGATTTAAGTTCTTTGGTGAGATATTAATACTGATATATCTCCAACAACGAAACTCTATGATGCCACTACTTCAGCCTGGATTGATAGGGGCGGAAGATTTAGTACATGAAATTCATAAGTTTATAAGTTTAAGCAATGCGAATTTTGCGATACAAATACATAGATCGGCACAGGTGGGCACTACTATTCTTTCTGGTACTAATGTATCATATATTGAAATAGAAGATCTAGGATTAGGTTATACAGTTGCACCAATAATAGCAGTTACGGGTGATGGAACAGGTGCAGCAGCAGTTGTCACGCTCAACAGTAGAGGTCAGATTATACCCTCGGGTGTTACAGCGGCAGGTGTCGCATATATTAGTATGGCAACGGCTGGTGCTGGTTACACAACCACGAACACCACAACTTCTATAACTACAAATGCTCTGACAGGCCAGATAAAATCAGTAGACGTTTCTTCGGGTTATAAATATCCAAGTAATGTAACACCTACTATAACATTTTCTCCTTCTGGTATTACTGGTGCAACTCTTGCAACAGGTAATGCAGTTTTAGACTCATCCCGTCGACTATCTGGTATAAATATTACAAACGGGGGAAGTGGTTATACAAGGGTTCTTGACCCAATTATAACTATAACTGGTAGGGTAGACAGGGTCGCCGAATTCTTTTTTGAACTAGAGTTAGAGATCAAAAATAGTAGAAGTTACAAAGAGAGAAGAAGTGAAAATTGGGTTGATTTGTTGCACTTTTACGATACAACCGCTCTTCATGCTTACGAAGATTTGACCTTTGAAGAATTAGAAACTAACGAAGATACTGTAATAAAATCGAATGTTAGTACGGAATTGTTTAGTTATGATTCAGGAACTAATGCATTTTTTGGACACACATACGACGGCACATTGTTGTCAGACATAGAACTTAAATTAACTAATGAATTATAGAGGAACACAATGCCAGCTATAGTAACCAACAAATTTAGAATTGCTAACGCTGCCAATTTTAAAACTCAGGTCGACCTTGGAAAAACTTACATCTACATAGGTAAGTCAGACGCATGGTCGGATACTTACACCGACACAACCGATGTCGCCGACCCTGCAACGCCGTTAGACACGCTCAACGAAGAGTCTGATGTGCATGATAACATGATCGCAATGAAAAAGATCATCACTGGTGACATATCTCACGTTAATGCACGACACAATTGGGTATCTGGCGGAATATTTGTTCCTTATGATGACCAAGATGCTGACATTTATGATAAAGCATGGTATTGCGTCACAGATCAATTCAAAGTCTATGCTTGTGTTAATGTAACAGCTGCGGCGGCCGGTGTTGTTACTAAACCAGTTCATGTTCAGACTTCATATGCTGTAAAAGAATCTGATGGTTATACTTGGAAGTATATGTATACACTACAAGCCTCGGATGCAAATAAATTCCTCACAACAAACTATATGCCTGTAAAAACGGTCGTTAGTGCTAACAACGGTGTTGATTTGGCAGGTGTTCCCGATGATAAAACTCAATGGGATGCACAAGAAGCGGCAGAAACTAATAACAACGGGTCGATTTATAGAATCGTAGTAGTTGGTGGTGGAACAGATTACGATTTTACAGGATTGGCAGTTACAATCACGGGCAACGGGTCAGGGGCAAGTGTAGTTTCGGCCGTTGCTGCAGACGATGTTACAATTACTGCAGGTGTCATTACAGAAATTCAAGTTCAAGTTGCTAATCGCGGCGCCAATTACGAACAGGCAAATGTTGCTATAACTCATACAGGACATACAGGCACCGTTGCTACGGCAAGAGCAGTATTAAGTCCAGGTAAAGGTCATGGTTCAGATCCTGTTGCAAATCTAGGTGCTTTCTATATGTCAACTAATGTACAGTTAACATACGGTGACGGCTCGGGTGACTTTATCACTGACAATGCTTTTCGTCAGGTCGGAATAATTCAATCTCCTTTCAATTATGGAACTGAAGTAATTGCAACAGACACCACGGTATCTGCTCTTCGTTCTTTAAATGTTACTGCTGCTAATGTATATGTAAAGGGCGATGTTATCAGTGGTGATACAAGTGGAGCTATTGCGTTTATCGATTCGGTAAACACAGCAACCAATGTTATTAAGTATCACCAAAACTTTAAGACAGGTTGGGTGCCATTTCAAGCAGAGACAACTACCAAGTTGGTAGGTACTGGTACTGCCGGTGCTGGCGCAGGCACGATAAATAGTCTTGTGGCAGAAGAATATGAAAGATTCACAGGAGATATTCTGTTTATCGAAAATCGAGACCCAGTCAACAGATCGACTACCCAAATTGAAGATGTAAAAATCATAATTGAATTCTAGGAATATTCCAAAATGACATTAAGAACCTATACGCAAGCACCTTATAATGATGATTTTGACGAAACTAAAAATTATCTTCGGATGTTGTTTCGCCCAGGTCATGCTGTGCAGGGCCGAGAGTTAACGCAATTACAAACCGTACTTCAAAATCAAGTCGCTCGATTTGGAGAGCATGTATTTAAAGACGGAACTAGAGTAATAGGGGGTGACCCGACTTTCGATACAAATGTCCACTACGCAAAAATCACCGTAACAACTGGCGCATTTGCAACAATTGTTGCTGGTAATGTAGTTACTGGCGCTGGAACTGGTGTTGCCGCGAAAGTTATCACAACTACTGCTGCTGCAGGTTCTGACCCAGACACAATCTATATTCAATATACAGCTTCAGGTTCTGCTGGTGCAAAATTATTCATTGCAGATGAAGTTCTTGCAATCACAGGTGGAGTTGCAGCAACGATTGGTGCTGCCGCGACAACGCCAATTGGTAAAGCTTCGACCTATGATATATTACCTGGAATCTATTTTGTCAATGGTAACTTTGTGCACTCGGGTGCTCAAACAGTTGTCGTGGGTAAATATTCAAACGTACCAACAATCAAAGTTGTTCTTGCTATAACAGAAGCGGTTATTACTATTGCTGAAGATGCAACTCTTGGAGATAACGCTACAAATTCTCCCAATGAAGCAGCACCTGGTGCTCACAGATACAACATAACTTTGGTATTAAAAACCCAACCAGTAGATGAGGCGAGTCGTACCGAAAACAAATTCATTCAATTGGCGCACATAGAAAACGGAGCATTGCTCTCGGAAGCTCGTGGCACAGAATATAACGAATTACTAAAAATTCTTGCAACGCGAACATTTGAAGAATCTGGTAATTATACATTACGACCTTTTCAAATATCAATGAGAGATCATCCATCTGACGCGGCTAAACTACAGACTGTACTTGAACCTTCGGTTGCATATGTTAACGGTACTCGCATTGAAACAATTTCTCCAACTTATATTGATATCGATAGATCAAGATCAGCGGCAGATATATCTGCTGTAGGAAACTCCGCAACGCCAATTCTATACGGTAATTATGTTACCACCACTGCAATGAGCGGTAACATTAATCACGTTTTAAGTCTTGTTCCTGTCGAATTACATAACGCGGCAAATAACGCAAACATCGGCTCTGCACGAATTCGAAATATGGAATACACAGGTGTCTCTGGTGTATACAATCTTTATCTTTTCGATATTAAAATGAATGCGGGTCAACTTAAAAGTGACATAGGGTTTATTAAACATTCTGGCACATTTCCATTCCTTGCTACTTTAGGTGCGAATGCAGGTATTCTTAATGACAGCGGAAATAATATTGCTTTGTTTCCATTAGCGTATAGTAATATTGAATCAATTGATGTTAATACAACAACTACTTACCTAAGCAAAACGTTTACAGGAACTGGTTCTGCTGGAACCAGTGTTTCATTCAGCACATCGGGTGCAAACGAATTGTTTACTAACAAAGCCGCGGCGGTGTTATGTAACACAGCAACAGGTGATATTGTTAATTATACTTCTGCTTTTACTGGCGGAAATCAAGGCATTACATTTTCGGATGGCAATGTTGCAGCAGCAACTTATATTCTATACATCGATGTTGCAGTACAAGCCGCGGTCGCAACTCCTAAGACTAAGTCTATGGTTGTAGATTCGTCATTAACTATCGCTTCTCCTAATCTTGTGGCAGGTTCACATGATTCGCTCTCGAAAACAGACATTTATCAATTGAAGAGTGTTACAATGGGTGGTCAAGACATAACTGAACGTTACAGTCTTGATAATGGACAAAGAGATAACTTCTATGATCTCGGCCGTATTCGATTAAAATATGGTGCACCTGCACCCACGGCAGGCATCACAATCGTTTTTGATTACTTCTCTCATGGTGCTGGTGATTTCTTCACTGTTGCATCGTATGCGGGTATATCTGAGATTACTTGGAATCAAATTCCATCATATGAATCATCTAAAGGTATATTTTCCTTACATGACGTTATAGATTTCAGGCCGACTATTAATGCTGCTGGTACTACATTTGTAAGTCCAGGAAGTGTTGCAGCGCCAGGTCAAATAACAATAATGGATTTCAACATCTATCTTGCACGAAAAGATAAGTTGTTTCTCAAGGACACAGGCGAGTTTGGTGTAGTTCGTGGTGAATCCGCGATTGACCCAAAATCTCCACAATCAAACGAAGATTCAATGACTCTATATGAACTAGATATTGCGCCATACACAGGCGTATTATCAGACGTTCGGCCGCGTGTTATTAACAATCGTCGATACACAATGAGTGATATCGGTAAATTGGATAAGCGAGTCAAAAATCTAGAGTATTACACAACCCTATCATTGCTTGAACAGAGTGTCTTGTCTGCATCTACGTTAGATGCTGCAGGCGCGGAAAGATTCAAAAATGGTTTTGTTGTTGATAACTTTAATGGTCATAGCGTTGGTGATGTAACCAATACAGATTATAAAATCGCGATGGATATTCAGGAAGGTATACTTCGGCCACATTTTCATCAAGACGCGCTTTCATTAAAAATTGATGCTGCAAGTACTCTTACCGGCATCAAGCAACATGGCACTACAGTTACCCTACCTTATGATACTTCTATAACCACAGCAGGTAGATCAGATTTAACTGGTATGGTTGCCTCAATTACCCAACCATACGCTTCTGGTGTAGAGAATCTGATGCCTTATTTGGTATTTGATTACGCGGGCAATTTAAAATTATCACCAGCAACGGACGACTGGGTTGATACAGAAACTAGGCCACAGGTTGTTATTAATGAGACCGGCGTTTACGATGCGATGAAATTTCTTGCAGATGCAACGGGTGTTCTTGGTACGGAATGGAACGGGTGGCAGACTACTTGGACTGGAACTGATACCAATAGGCAGACTACTACATCTAGAAGAGGTCGAGGTAGAAACGGTGATCAGATTACTACAAGTACGACTACAACCAACACAACTACAAGTCGTCAAACAAACACTGGCATAAGAACATCTATAGGACATGAAACAGTTGAAAAGAATCTTGGTGATAAAGTTGTCAACATAAACTTCATACCTTTCATGCGATCAAGAAAAGTGTTCTTTTATGCTAACAGATTGAAACCAAGCACGACTATGTACTTGTATTTTGATGGAATTGATCTTACAGCATACGCCAAGAATGAAACTTCTTCTACTTATGCTACTTGGATTGCGGCACAGGCCGATGGTTCTAATGCGGATACTTCATATAAAGGATTTACAACTCACCCTGGCACAACATCAGCACTTGTCACTAGCGCTGCAGGTGAGGTTTGGGGATCGTTCATCGTCCCTTCAAATGCAACTCACATTTTCAAAACGGGTCAACGAGAAGTTAAGATAACTGACGATTCTGCCAATAATAGTGAATTCGAATCTTCTACTGCAAGTAATTCATATGCAGCACAGGGATTGTTAAAGGCAGTAGAAGGAACTGTAATAAGCACTAAGGTGCCTACGTTTGAAGAAACTGAAATTTCACAAGACCGAACAATTGTAACTGTAGATCGATCTACTGGTAGAACTAGGCGCGCTGGTGTTGATGCCGGTGGTGGTAAAGACCCCTTGGCCCAAACGTTCATCATAAATGAACTTGGTGGTGCTTTTATCACGGTGATCGACGCATTCTTTAAAACTAAATCGGCGACAACCACCAGTGTGGTTCTGGCGCAGATTAGAACAGTGGTTAATGGATATCCCACAGCAGAAATCATTGCTGAAGCTTCATTGACTTCTGCAAGTGTTAATGTTTCTGCCACGGCGGCGACCGCAACGCCATTTACGTTTACAGATCCTGTATATCTTAAAGGCGGAATTGAATACGCGCTTGTATTGAAAGCGGATAATACTGAATATGAGGCATGGGTGTCTGAATTAGGTAAATTCGATGTTGCAAATGCTAGTTATCGTATTGCGAAACAACCTGCCCTTGGTGTATTATTCAAATCTGCTAACGGAACTGCATGGCAATCCGACCAATTCAAGGATTTAAAATTCACGATATATCGTGCTGCATTCGACACTTCGGCAACCGGACTTGTTACTTTGGTAAACAAGGAAGTACCTGCTAAATTGTTGGGCAAAGACCCTATCGAAGCAGTTAACACAAAAACAGATGTTAGAGTATCACACAGAAAC